ACCCTTCGGTCTTGGAGGCCAGCTAAACAGCTGAATGTTTATGTACTGGTTGCTTTTATCCCAGTCTTTCCTGAAGAATATGCTCAAACGGAACGTATCTATAAAGATGCCGTTGAAAACTTTTTGAATGAGTTCCGTACACGTAAGTCAAAGAATATTGAAGAGATTATCTCATATGAAGCCTGGATTGATATGGATGAATCTACTCTTTACAGTTCTACTGAAGAATTGGAAGAATTTATGTTTGCAGAAATGCTGCAAGATTTACTTGAGAAAGTAAGGCAAGTAGATAAGGACTTGTATGATATCACTTTGGGCTTGCTTGCCAAAGAGTTTGATGAGAGCATTGAGGATGTGTTCGCTAGGATTGGTGTTAAACGTTCTACTGGTTTCTATCGTTTGCCAAAAGCTCGTGCTTTAGTGGCGGCTTTATTGAAGGAATTAAATCCGAAATAGGGTATATATTTGACACCAGCGATGTTTTTGATATAATTTAAGTAGAGGTAGTCGGAGAGTAGTACGACTCTAAAAAGAAAATACTCATCCGGAGATTCCGCGCCTTACTGGAAGTTTTAAAAGGGTTGTCGACGGGCAACCCTATTTTTTTAAGTGAGCGTAATATCAACTATGCATGAAATGAAATTTTATCAAATTGATACTAATTATCTGAATATACTTCGTCAAATTGATGGAAGAGTTCCGCATAATAAAGAATTTATTGGTCGAAAAAGAAAATCTAGACCATATATTGGTGTGATGTTGTCTATTGATAATATTGATTATTTTGTTCCTTTGAGTTCTAAAAAGAAGCGGTCTTCATTTGTAGTTATGCCGATTTACGATGATAATGACGAATAGATAGCGACATTGATGTTAAATAATATGCTGCCTGTACCTCCAAAACACAGAAAACTATTGAATATGGATGGTGTAAGAATAACAGACCCGAAGTATTTTGATTTGTTGATGAATGAATTAAACTTTTTACGTCCTAAAAGAGAAGTAATCAAATCAAGATGTTCCATCATTCGTTCTGTAAAAGTGGATGGAAAAAATAAGCCTCAGATTAATGAGAGAACTAAAGAATTTTGTCTGGAGCTTATTGAGTTAGAAAAAGCCTACAAAGAAAATGAATAAGAAAAACGCTTCACTACCCAAACAGGTAATGAACCGTTTTTTTGTCTAATCCTTTTGGTAAAAGGAACATTCATAACCATCAGCTCTAAGGTTAATATCAGATATCCAGTCTGGTGCATGTCCCATTAATGTTGCAATTTCATCAAGGCTTTGGTCTTGATCACACTCAATGATGATTTCATCATGAACATGACCAACAATCTTGAAATCTTTTAGTTGCTTTATAGAATAAGCAAGAATGTCTCGACTAATGGCTTGTACAATATTCTCGACGAACTTTGGTCCGTAACTTTCAAGTCTCTCCCAGCGTTTAGCTGTGCCAGTTCCTTCATATGTGACAGACTCTCCACCAAATTGGTTCTCGCCCATTTTAGGTTTGACGTAGGAGAGTTTTCGACCAGATGGTAGGTTGATGAATAAAATGCCACTTTTAACTTCAAATTGAATGTTATGAACAGATGTTGGAATTAGGTCCTTTACGGCAGTTTTAACCGCCCTGTCTACATCCCACCAGAAGAGAACGATATTCGGATTAGCTAGTCGCCATGAGTTTACTAGTGGTTGGAGTTCTTCCTCAGTTAGTCCCATATCAAGTGCTCCCATGGCTTTGAGTGCACCGACAGAGCCTCCATATCCGCAAGCAAGCTCTGCAATTTTTCCTTTTTGCCTGAGTTCGGAATTTTGTCCATGTTTTTCAACTGGTACACCAAACATTTGTGAGGCTGACATGCAGTATATATCTTTCCCTTCCTCAAATACCTTACTACGCCATCTCTCTCCAGCTAAGTGAGACAGTACTCGGGCTTCGATAGCTGAAAAGTCGCAAACAATGAATTTCTTTCCTTCACTTGGAACGAAAGCAGTACGGATAAGTTGCGATAAGGTATCCTGAGTATCGTATAGGGGCTCAGTAGCTTCTAAGTCACCAGTTTGAAAAAGTTCTCTAGCTTCTTCTAGATCAGTAAGGTGGTTCTGAGGTAGATTCTGAAGCTGTACCAAACGGCCAGCCCATCGACCTGTACGGTTAGCTCCGTAAAATTGAAACATTCCTCTTGCACGACCGTCCTTACACACACAATTCATCATTGCTTGGTATTTGGAAACACTTGATTTGGCAGCTTGCTGACGAAGTTTAAGAACTTGAGCAGTTGTTTCATCAGCCGTTTTGAGTAATTCTTTCACAGCTTTTTTGTCTAGAGAATCTGTAGTTACTCCATGTTCACGTAGCCAACCAATCATCTGCAGAACAGAGTTGGGATTTTCAAGACCCGTTAATGCTTTTAACTCTGCTTGAATTTTGGCTTTGCTCTCTCCGTCGATTTTTATAGTGGCTTTTACAAAGTCAACATCTATGCCAATACCACGGTCATTGATAATCTGATCCTGGTGGTACTCATTCCAAACAAAGCTAGGTACTGGGAAGTTTTTCACCCGTTCCTTGATGGCCAATTCGACCTCAACATCACGTTTGTTGTAATCGATAAAGGTAGACCACTTGTCAGGCGCGTGACGAGGGAGGTTACGAATTCGTCCCCCATTGACTTTGGTAGGCTTACAAGGCACGCAGAAGTAGCGAATGAGGTCAACCCCCTCTCTCATCTTTTTGTCTTTAAGTTTGAGAACTGTTCCAACCCCTTCTAAGGAAAGTGGGAGTCCTAAATATGCGGACCAAATCATGCTACACCGCCATGAATTAGGCGAGAGAAATCCATCTAATAATAATTCAGGATGATGTTTCTTGAGCCAGTTGGACAGACAAATTCGCTCAAATGAAGCGTTGAATGCCCATTTGATGACTCTATCGTCTACTAAAGCTTCAAGAATATCTTGTGGTAACTTCTCTTTATTAAAGTCGTAAACAGTCACTGGTCCATTATCAACAGAAACCGCAAACAAAAGGAGTTCAAAACTGTCATCTTCCGCATAGCGATAGACACCAGATTTTCGTAGGTCAATTTCGCAATAGGTTTCAATGTCGATGCTGAGTTCTCTAATTGGCATAGTACGTCCTTTCTGAAAAAAGGTGACAGAAGTACTGCCACCTAAAGTTCTATTTATTTTTTCGACTGAGAGGTGTTTGGCTAAGTTTTTCTTGATTTTGCTTTGCCTTTCGTTCCATTTCATTTCGAATGTCATCTCTAACGGTCATATAGCCGAAGTATAGTCCGATTAGCACCCAGAGTCCCATAATAGTACAAGTTAAAATAGTATACAACATCAATCTCATTCTCCATTTCTAGTTCAAAAAGTCATCATCGTCTTCTGTCGCAAAATCATCCTCAGCACGAGTGCGTCCTCCGAGGGGGTCACCATCACGCAATTTTTGCAAGTTATTCAAACCGCAAGCAATACCTTTATTACCATTTGAATTGAAAGCATAGAAGGTAATAGAAGCACGACCGTAGATACCAGAGTACAATTCTGAAGTATCAATGATCTCTTGACGATTACCATCAACCACACCAGGTTTGTGTGGAGAGTTGGCATTTACAAAGTAAGCATTTTTGTATGCTTCATCATCAGGGCGTTCAAGGTCACCATCACGAAGTGGAGTTTTTAGAGTAGATAATGCAGGTACTGATTTACCGTTGCCCTTGAGTTTTGACTCACCTTCTTTGTATGCTTGCTCAATAGCAGCCTTGATTTTGTTAATGGTGACTGTATCCTCTTTTGGGATGATGAGTGACGCACTGTACTTGGGAGTGCTACCATTGATAGATTTTGGTTCGTTGGCATTTAAGTAGCTGAAGCGAGTGTTTGGTCCTGTAATTACTTTAGTTGTCATATAGTTAATCCTCTTTAAATTCATGTTTTGCTAGGTTCATCTCTTGACGGCTATCGTCAATTGGAACGAGTGTTGGTTTACCACTTGGTTTTATTACGAGACCACCAAGTAGGTCGTTAAAAGTTTTCTTGCCAAGTAACTTAGTCATGGCAGTGATAGTGAGCAGTTTCTTCTCATAAGGGTCATAGCCTGCTTCAATCACTGCTTGGCTAACGGCTGACTCATCTGAGAATTTTCGAACAGAGCGACCTTCAACCAGTTTGTATCCTGGGATAGGATGTCCATCTTTTGCTTGATTTAATGCATAAGCTTTGATGTCGTTTGCCCATGAAATCAACAAATCTAGTTTAGGCAAAATATCAGCAATGTCCTCGTTATCAAGGGTGGCTGGATTCGCAAACTCCATCTTAGCAAGAGCCAAATTATCCTCAGCACGCTTTCGACAGACATTCTTGAGTTTACAGAATTGGCAGTGTTTACCAGACTGCATCTCCCCCTTACCTTTGAAAGCAAGTTCAGCTTTTGGAGCGAGTACGATTTCAGCCCATTCAAGCAACTCAGCTTTTTCCATCTCAAAGGTAGAAATGTTATGTTTTCGTGGTTGAAAGATTGTCATGGTAACTTTATCGAAATCATAAAGTCCATCAAACATCTCAAGTGCTCCAAGTGCATAACACATCATTTGTGGGTTATGGTCTGCATCAACTAGAACACCAAGCCCGTGCTTGTAATCAATTACCTGAAGAAGTCCGTCTGCCACGATGAGGCAATCCCCAGTTCCAAAGCCTTCAGGCACCCATTTGGAAAAGTCAAGTCGTTGTTCGATAAGAACTGTGGGGTCACGAGAGTAGCCTTTGGCTTTCTCAACTTGTTCCATGACATAGTTGCGGTATTCTTCTGCGCAATTCTGCATTTCATCGTTGTAAAATGCTAAATCCTCAGTTGGATCACGCGCATTCCTACCCAAGGCTTTCTCGACTAGATAAGCACACAACTCGTGAGCATCCGTACCTTCAAGAGCAAATTCAGATGTTGTGTCTGGCAGCTCTTCGGTGAGACGAACAGATGGTGGGCAATTCAACCAACGATGTGATGCAGATGCGGATAGAATGGCGTGGTTAGTCATTACCAATCCCTCCAGCTTCTTCAAGGACTGCCGCAAAGTGTTTAGGGTCAAGTGCTGATAGAGAAGAAGCACCGTAAGCATTTAGAAGAGCACGAACCTCATTCTTAAATCCGTCTTTAGCTTTGGTCGCAAGGACTGCACGGACATCTTCCAATTGAATTTCCCTTCGTGGTTCAGGAACTGTTTCATCATCAGTAGATAGGAGTTTTTTGAACTCATCCACCAATCGAAGGTAGTACTTTGCGGTTTCCTCCATATCATGAATTAGTCTATTCAGTTCTTTCATTTTGCTCATTGCTTTCTTCCTCCATAATTTTTCTAGCGAGTAGTTTTGAGATGACGCTGATGGCGATAAGTGTGTCTGTCAAGTCTTCTTGGTCTTGACAGTTTTTTATGTTTTCCATAGAAAGTCCTCCTTTAGGTTTGTTTGGGTTATCTCGCCCTTACACCTACTAGGGGGACTTTTTGGCGTTTTAGTCTAAACAATTTCAAAAAAAATCATAAAAAAAGTGAGCGATGGAGTATCACTCATGAGTTATTTATTGAAGAAAAAAATTTTTTCAAATTTTCTGGACTAAATCGATCAAAATTCCCCCTAGTAGGTAGGAAGGGAAACCTTCGCAGATTATTTTCCTAAATGGAGGCCATGATTTTATGCAATTTACCTTATCTCATTCTGGACAGACTGGGGTTCAGACAACCACGGTCTATCCCAATCAAGTAACTATTACAGATAAAATATCGCTACAAACTGTTGCGCAATTCGACCATGTGGCGGGGCTGTTTTTAAACAATGCACGCTCAAATACCAATTTCATCAAGTCGGATGTTTTAGTCATGGATATTGATAATGACCATTCTGAAAATTCAGATGAGTGGATAACTGTAGTGCGATTAAAAGACATCTTTTCGGATTACAATTTTGCCTTGGTAACTAGTCGAAGTCATATGCAGGCTAAGGCGGGAAAAGCTCCAAGACCAAAATATCATATCTACTTCCAAATTAATGAGGTTACTGATAAAGATGTCTACGTAGCTATGAAGGAAGAACTCTGTAATCAATACAAGTTTTTTGATGATAATGCTAAAGATGCGGCACGTTTCTTCTTTGGAAATCCGCAAGCAGAGGTAGTTTGGCATGATTCATGGCTAACTATTGATGAAGATTTGTTTCAAGCTGTGTCTATTGATGACGATGAAGATTTCGATGCAGATTTCTATACGCCACCAAATGGTCCAATCCAGCAAGGCAGTCGTAACTCTACCATGTCAGTCTTTGCATCAAAAATTCTAAAACGTTTAGGAGTAACGCAAGAATCAAGAGATGGCTTTGATGAACAGGCTCAGAAATGTGTACCGCCACTTGATAAAACAGAGTTAGATACCATCTGGGGAAGTGCAGTCAGATTCTACAATAGAACTATAAAAACATCCAAAGGCTACGTGGCTCCAGATGCTTTCAATAGAGAAACATTAAAACCAGATGATTACTCAGATGTAGGCGAGGCTGGTGTGCTTGCTAGAGAATATGCTAATAAGCTGGCCTACACCAATGCAACTGACTATCTTTACTATGACGGAACTCACTGGCGTGAGAATAAGCAGTTGGCACTAGGTGCAGTTGTACACTTTACAGATGAACAACTTGCTGAAGCGAATGCACTCTTGGAATCTGCAGATAAGCAACTTCAGTCTTCAGGTATTGATGAATTGACCATTAAGGCTGGAGGAAAGCGTCTAGAAAATGCAGTCGAAACTCCACTTCAATTGAAATATTTAAAAGCCTATCTAGTAGCTAAAGAGTTCCATAAATTTGTCATGAAACATCGTGACTATAAGAATTTGATGGCTGTCTATAATACAGCTAAACCAATGCTTTCAGTAGAATTGTCAGAATTAGATAGTGATGACTTATTACTCAATACCCCAGAGGCTACCTATGATTTACGAAAGGGATTAAATGGGCAACAAGAACACAATCCTGAGGATTACATAACAAAAATAACCGCAGTCTCCCCTAGTGATCAGGGAATGGGATTATGGCAGGAAACTTTAGCTACCTTTTTTTGTAATGACCAAGAATTAATTGATTATGTTCAAGAAATTATTGGTATGGCAGCCATAGGTAAGGTTTATCAGGAACACATGATTATTGCCTATGGAGGCGGAGCGAACGGCAAGTCTACTTTTTGGAATACCATCGCTCGTGTGCTAGGTAGCTATTCAGGTAAATTATCTGCGGATGCCTTAACTATGTCAAACAAGCGAAATGTCAGTCCTGAGCTTGCTGAGCTTAAAGGGAAACGTTTGGTCATTGCTTCTGAGATGGCCTAGGGGATGCGACTCAATACAGCCGTTGTTAAGCAAATTACCTCAACAGATGAAATCCAAGCGGAGAAAAAGTACAAAGATCCTTTTCACTTCGTGCCGTCACACACGCTGGTTCTTTACACAAACCATCTACCCAAAGTAGGTGCGAACGATGATGGAACGTGGCGACGTTTGGTTGTCATTCCTTTTAACGCTAAAATCACTGGTCGCTCTGATATCAAAAACTTTGCGGACCATTTGTATGACAATGCAGCCCCAGCAATTTTGTCTTGGATTATCGAAGGTGCAGAAAAAGCCATCAAAGCGAACTTCAAAACAAATGTACCAGCTGCCGTATCAGCTTCCGTCAAAGCTTACCGAGAAGCCAATGACTGGTTGGGACATTTTCTTAGCGATTGTTGTGAGGTTGGGAATCTGTTAACAGAAAAATCTGGTGAGCTATACAATCAGTACCGTGCCTACTGCGCCAAAAACATGGAGTATACACGCAGTACGACCGATTTCTATTCTGCTCTTGATCAGGCAGGTTTTAAACGAAAACGGACTAGTAAAGGTAATCTCATTCTTGGTTTGAAATTGGTAGAGGATGGTTATGATTTCTTAGATTAATGACCAGCATTTTTAGTCAACAGATCTCCACAATAGAGGTATTTGATTATTTTAGGTGTGTAGGTCGTTGACTGAATGGTTGGAACTTATTTTGAATGAGACTTCAGATAAATGATTAAAACGACCAGCATGAGTGACATTTTTTGATTTTGTGTAGGTCTATTATGGTCTTTTCTAAAACTATCCTATAAGCAAAAATTACTATAAAAAAGCCTATAAGAGGAGTTTTGGAAATGACTGCACTAGACCTACACACTTCAATTTGACGAAAGGATTTAGAACGATGAGAGAAAAGTATGTTGAGCAAGCCTTGGTGAAGTCTGTGAAAGCTAGAGGAGGCATTTGTCCTAAATGGGTATCACCCTCTTTTTCTGGTGTTCCAGATCGTTTGCTGTTTTTACCCAAAGGCAAATTTGGCTTGGTGGAAGTGAAGGCTCCTGACCAAAAGCCAAGGGAGTTACAAGTGTCAAGGCATAAACTGTTCGATCGGTTAGGTTTCAAGGTTTATGTTATTGACCGAATTGAGATGATTGGAGAAGTGCTAGATGAAATTGACATTACATAACTATCAGGTAGTCGCCAAGGACTTCATCATAGGTCACCCTTATGCAGCAGTCATCCTAGACATGGGGATGGGGAAGACGGCAACAACCTTGTCTGCAGTGAATGAATTGATGTTTGACCGATTTGAAGTCACAAAGGTTTTGGTTATTGCCCCACTGCGAGTCGCAAATACTGTCTGGAGTGATGAGATTGAGCAATGGGCGGAGTTACGTCACTTACGGTATTCGAAAATTGTGGGTACTCCCAAGCAACGAAAAGTAGCCCTTCAGAAAGATGCGGACATCTATATTGTCAATCGTGAAAACCTCCCTTGGTTGGTAGAACAATGTAGTCCCTATTTCAAGTGGGATATGGTAGTGATTGATGAATTGAGTTCTTTCAAGTCTTGGCAGTCCAAACGTTTCAAAGCCTTCATGGCTATGCGACCTTACATGAAGCGAGTGATTGGACTAACAGGAACACCGAGTTCTAATGGACTGATGGACTTGTTCGCAGAGTTCAAGGTCATTGACGGGGGAGAACGACTTGGTCGATTCATTAGTGAGTTTCGTAGTCGCTACTTTGAAGAAGGTCGTCGCAATGGCAATATTGTCTATGAATACATCCCCATGGACTATGCGGAGTGTCAAATTCAAGACAAGATTAGTGATATTACCATTTCCATGAAAGCCTTAGACTATCTAGATATGCCCGAATTAATTTCAACCAAGAAACTGGTTCGTATGACAGAAAAGGAAAAAGAAAAATACATTCAGTTTAAGAAAGAGTATGTCTTGTCAGAGTTAGACGGACTAGAAGTAACTGCCGCAAATGCTGCAAGCCTTACGAACAAGTTAGTTCAGTTATCCAATGGAGCCGTATATTCTGATGATCATACGGTTGTGCCACTTCATGAACAAAAACTAGATGCCCTTGAAGATATCCTTGAATCCGCAAATGGAGAGCCTGTCTTAGTTGCCTATTGGTTCAAACATGACTTGGCTCGGATTATGGGTCGATTGGAAAAACTCAAGGTAAAGAGTCGGGTGTTGAAAACAGAAGAAGATATTCGTGAATGGAACAAGGGTAATGTTCCAGTTGGCTTACTTCATCCAGCTGGAGCAGGTCATGGTTTGAACCTTCAAAAAGGCGGTCACCACTTGGTCTGGTTTGGTTTAACGTGGTCTTTGGAATTATACCAACAAACAAATGCACGGCTTTGGCGACAGGGGCAAGAGTCTGAGACTGTTGTTATCCAACACATTGTGACTGAAGGAACGATTGATGAGGAAATCCTCAAGGCACTAGGAAACAAAGATGCACAACAAGAACGGCTGATTGAAGCTGTTAAAGCACAAGTAGGAGGAACAGATGGATAAGGTGGAATATATAGCTAAAAACTATCGTGACATGAAAATGAAGTTACATTTAGTTCAGGAGAAATTGCTCAACTATCGACCTATCTCAGAGAATAGTGTGATTCAGTCACTGGTATTTGAGAAGTCAGAGCATGAAAAGGTCAAGAAAAGTAAAAACCATGGTCGTAGTGAGCTGATTTCTCTTAGTTTTAGAGAAAAACAAGAACAAGAAAATCAAGAGTACCTTAGTAGTTTGCTTAATACCTACTACTGCTTAAAAATGGATCTTTACTACTTTGAGTTCGTTATGGAGCTAATACCTGAGGATTTGAAGCCATTAGCCAAGGATTTAATTTACTTAGGCAAGAGTTGGACTGAACTAGAAGAGATTTATGAAATCAGTCATTCAACACTTGCTTATCGTAGGCGTAAGATTCTAAAACAATTACGCAAGTGTTATCGTTGGACTTCAAAAAGTCTTGAACTTAAGGTGGAAGATTATCACATACCTATCTAGTGATGGTTGAGTGCACTAAATTGGTACTAAATTAGCACTAAATTTGTACTGGTTTAGTACTGATTTTCAACCTAGACCTGTGATATACTCAAGATGTCAAAAAAGATAAAAATCTCCCTCAAATGACTGGATATTCTTTGGCTGATAGGGTAATATACACCTAGAAAAACCAAAGGAGAATAACCATGTGGACTGACGGACGGATTGATTATCAAGGACAAAAAGTGGATTACATTGCCAAGGTTAGTCCCCAACCTTCAGAAGTTGGAATTGACCTTGGATGTGTTTTCAAATTAGATATTGAAGTAGCTGAAGAAACAATCGTTTCTTATGACAGAGGATGGAAACTCTATCCTGAAACAGGAGAACGTGAAGCCATTCTTGAGGCGGTTTTGATGGTTTTAACTGTTTAAAATATCTTTAAATTTATGCAGAAATGACTGGATATATCTCCTTTTTAGAGTTAATATGTACACAACAAAAGAAGAGGAGAACAATACAATGACAAAACGCCAACAAGAAAAACTCAATGCCCTTTTAACAGAGATTGCTAAAGAAGAACTACTAGTTGAAACCTTGGAAAAACGCTGGAGTGACAACCTCGATTTCTACGATGTTTCGGTATGGGGTATCAAAAGAGCATTGGAGAGAGCCTACGAAGCAGGCCAAAAATCAGTAAAATAAAGTAAAGTCTAGCCTCATAAAGGTTGGGCTTTTTGCGTGGAGGAATTATGATTATTTCTAGTGAACAAGTTTCAGTTGGACACCCAGATAAAATCTGTGATCAGATTTCAGATGCCATTTTGACGGAGTGTCTAAAGTATGACAAATCAAGTCGAGTGGCAGTTGAGACCTTAATCAAGGATAACCAAGTTGTGGTAGCTGGTGAAATTTCAACTAGACATTACTTTAATCTCGAGAACATTGTTCGTCAGATTGTCGAGCCACTTGGTATGAAGAATGTTCGGGTAACTAACCTACTTGGACTCCAAAGCGCAGATATTGCACAAGGAGTAGATAATGGAGGTGCTGGTGACCAAGGAATGATGTTTGGTTATGCGACAGACGAAACACCTGAGTACCTGCCACTTCCTTATGTTCTAGCAACCCGAGTCCTTGAGAAACTGATGTCGCTTGGTCACCCCTTACTTGGAAAGGATGCGAAAGCACAGGTATCCTACGACTATGAGAAGAAACGGATTGATACCTTTTTAGTTTCCATCCAACATACTGAAATAGCCGACCTTGCCAAAGTGAAACGAATTGTGACTGAAGCTATGATGTCAGTAGCACTTCGTTACCGTCAGAATCTAGATTTCAAAGTTCTAGTCAATCCGACCGGACGTTTTGTTCTTGGTGGTTCGTTTGCGGATACAGGAGTTACTGGTCGAAAAATTGTGGCCGATACCTATGGTGGTTTCGCACATCATGGTGGCGGTGCTTTCTCTGGAAAAGACCCAAGCAAGGTTGACCGCTCAGCAGCATACATGTCACGAAAGATTGCAAAGGATATTGTTAGAGAAGGGTATGCGAAACGATGTGAAGTACAATTAGCCTATGCCATTGGAGTTGCAGAACCTGTGTCGGTATATGTAGAAACCTTTGGAACCAGTCGCTACACCTCGACACAACTGGAAGGAATGATTCGTGAACGCTACGACTTGACCCCACAAGGTATCATTAAGGAACTTCATCTCTTGAATGTAGACTACACCAAAACATCTTGCTTTGGGCATTTCACAAAAGCCTATCTTCCTTGGGAGAAGTAAGATGCCAAGAAGACCAAGCATACCTTGTAAACAAAATGGTTGTCCTAACCTAGTACCTTATGGGCAGAAGTATTGTGAGAACCATAAAGCAAACTATCAACTGGATACCAAGTCAACCAAAGCCAAAGGATACAATGCCCAGTGGAATAAAGCACGACTTCGTTACTTAAAAGTTCATCCACTCTGTGTTCAATGCAAAGTCAAAGGTCGACTGACCAAGGCAACAGTCGTTGATCATATCACACCCCATCGAGGAGACCAAGAACTCTTTTGGAATCAATCTAACTGGCAAGCACTTTGTAAGTCTTGTCATGATAGGAAGACCAAGACGACTGATCGATATGTGGAGTATACGTATCGATTTTAGTCTTGGAGTTTTGTTACAATAGTATCCAATTTTTAACCCTTTGGGGGAGGGGGGATGAAATCTCTAAACCCTTGCGGCTCTAAGACCGACGCCCCCTCAAATGTGCATTTTCGCAAAATTCGTTAGGGGCATACCGAAAACAGCTAAAAAGTGACATGAACCATTATGGTGTCAATCTTTCTAGCAGGGTAAGTATCGTTTGCTAGTGTCTGTTTTAGCTTGTTTTTGAAGGGGTAAATACATGAAAAATAGAGAAATCAACTATTTTTAGTTCTTGGAGGAAAACAAATGAACGATAATCAGCGGCGAGGCATTTGGCAACTTAGGCGAGATGGATTTGGCTATGGTGCCATTGCTCAAATGTTAAACCTGTCTCTTGGTTCGGTTAAGCAATATTGCCGTAGACACCCAGAGTTAAAAGGAATGGGTCAGTTCGTCAAGTATCAGCTTGATGAAGGAGAACATATTTATTGTAAGACCTGCCTGAAAAAGTTACACCATGCTGTCCAAGGCAGACCTAAAAAGTTCTGCTCAAATAGCTGTCGAGCTATCTGGTGGAGAGACAATCAAAGCCAACACGATAAAACTAAAACTGCGTACGATGAATTGACTTGTCACAACTGTGGCAGGTCTTTTTTATCCTATGCCAACCCAACAAGGAAGTTCTGCGGACACCCTTGTTATATTGAACATCGATTTAGAAAAGGAGTAGTGCATGACAACGCAACCCAATATGGAAATTAAGGAACTTCTTCTTCGTGACTTAAAACCAGCCTCTTATAACCCTCGAAAGAAATTGAAGAAAGGGGATAAGGAATACGAAAAGATTAAACAAAGCCTACTCAAGTTTGGCTATGTAGACCCTATCATCGTTAACGAAGATTTGACAGTCATCGGTGGACACCAACGTTTGACGGTATTGAAAGACCTCAAGTATGAAACGGCTAAGTGCGTTATTGTTTTTCTGTCCAAGGAAGATGAAAAAGCACTTAATATTGCCCTTAATAAAATCACTGGTCAATGGGATGACCAGCTTCTAGCAGACTTGCTTTTGAACTTGCAAGAGTCTGATTTCAACCTTGACCTGACGGGGTTTGAACCTCCAGAAATTGATGATATTCTTTCCAACGTCCACGACAAGGACTTGGCTGAAGACGACTTTGATGTGGAAGAGGAGCTGAAGAAACCAACAGTCGCAAGATGTGGAGACATTTGGCAACTCGGAAAACACCGAGTGATTTGTGGAGACTCAACTCAGGCAGAAACCTACGACCAATTGCTAGGAGATAAGAAAGCCAATCTTGTTGTGACGGACCCGCCTTATAACGTGAACGTGGAAGAGACGGCTGGAAAAATCCTCAACGATAATATGTCGGATGGAGACTTCTATCAATTCCTCTATGACATGTTTACTCAGGTTGAAAGCCACATGGAAGCTGATGCTTCAATTTATGTTTTCCATGCGGACACGGAAGGGCTTAACTTCCGTAAGGCTTTCAAGGATGCTGGTTTCTATCTGAGCGGTTGTTGTATTTGGAAGAAGAACTCACTGGTTCTCGGACGCAGTCCCTACCAATGGCAACACGAACCCTGTCTCTTTGGTTGGAAACAAAAGGGAAAACACCAATGGTTCAGTGACCGTAAGCAGACAACTATATGGGAGTATGACCGCCCCAAATCCAGCAAAGACCACCCAACCATGAAGCCGATTCAGCTTATGGCATATCCTATCAGAAACTCATCCATGCGAGGAACATTAGTTCTTGACCCATTTCTTGGTTCAGGCTCAACCCTCATGGCAGCTGACCAAACTGGTCGAATCTGTTACGGCATTGAGCTAGATGAAAAGTTTGTGGATGTCATTGTCAAACGCTACATGGAGGCTACTGGTAATTCCGATGTGACAGTCCTTCGAAATGGTCAGACCATATCTTATGACGAAGCTAAAGCACAGATGGAGGATGGCTTATGACACTAACCTTTCTTGATTTCTTTGCAGGAGTGGGTGGCTTTCGTCGTGGGTTGGAGTTGGCAGGGATGATCTGCCTTGGCTACTGTGAAAAGGATAAGTTTGCACGAAAATCCTATGAAGCAATGTACGATACAGAAGGAGAATGGTTTCATGACGACATCACAAGCATTGACCCCACACAACTTCCAAAAGCAGATTTATGGACTGCGGGAAGCCCTTGTCAAAATGTGTCTATCGCAGGAAAACGATCCGGCCTATACGGTGAGCGAAGTGGACTCTTTTTTACATTTGTTGACCTCATCCAAAACCAAAAGGAAGAAGATAAACCCGAATGGGTTCTCCTTGAAAATGTTAAGGGACTTCTATCAAGTGGCGGGGGACGAGATTATCTCGACTATCTCTCTATCTTGGATGAAGCAGGGTACGACCTTGAATGGCAAGTGTTCAACTCAAAAGACTACGGAGTTCCCCAACACCGAGAACGCATCTACACTCTCGGACATCTTAGAAGTAGAGGTCGACGACAAGTATTACCTCTCAGCGGAGAAGGCGGTAGCCATCTTAAGCAACTTGTAGGGGGCATGCAAAGCTACCGTGTTTACGACCCTAGTGGCATTGCCACAACCCTTGTTGGTGAGGGTGGGGGACTAGGAGCTAAAACAGGGCTTTATCTGATTGACCAGTCTTTAAGTGAACCCAAGATAACTGACGAGGCAAGGTGTATCACAACTTGATACACAGCAGGAGCTACCCAGCGTACAGCGATGAACTCTGGTGTCCTTGAGGTTCAACCGATTCTAACTCCAGACAGAATAACCAAACGTCAAAATGGTAGACGGCTCAAGGAACAGGATGAGCCTATGTTTACCTTAACCTCTCAAGACCGCCACGGTGTCCTTGAAGGCATCAAGGTCAGAAATGGGACAAAGCAGGGCTACCAAGTCGCAGAGGTTGGTGACTCCGTTGACCTTTCTTATCCAAGCTCTCAAACAAGACGAGCCAGAGTAGGCAAAGGTATCGCCCACAACCTTTCCTGTGGCGGACAGATGGGGGCGGTGGTTTGGAATGGTCGAGTAGTTAAAATCAGACGGCTCACCCCTCGAGAGTGTTTCAGGCTCCAAGGGTTTTCAGATGACTTATTTGACAAAGCTCAGGCTGTTAACTCTGATGCCCAGCTCTACAAACAGGCAGGAAATGGTGTGACGGTAACGGTGGTTTATGCCATTGGGAAAGCCATTTTATCTGCTTAGACCAGTAGCTAATCACTGGATATAAGGTGAACCTTACGGTAATATACTGTTACAAAAAGACAAAGGAGTCAAAACGATGACAAAAAATGAGCTCAACGAAATTATTGATAGCTGCTTTATTCACCTAACTGTAATGAAACAACATTACACTAAGCCGAGAAATTATTCACTGGATGTGATTGAACAAGGAAATCTTGATCAAATTAATGATTTATTGAATGACATTACAAATGGTATCGAACTTGGTGGGTTTAACGAACTGGAAGCACGCTACTTTTACGAAGACACCGAAGTGTTATGGGACGAGGTATCCCAAACCTTTGTGAGCTAAGGAGAAGCAAATGAATGATAAAACCCTTGAACGATTAAGAAAAATATATCCAACTGGCACTCGAGTTCGTTTAGTGCATATGGACGCCCCTTACAGTGTTCCAATAGGTACGCTAGGAACAGTAGAAGATGTGGATGATATTGGTTCACTCATTGTCTCTTGGGACAATGGGCAGGGCTTAAACGTGTTGCATGGTATTGATAGGGTGGTTATTGTAGAACCAAATAGGCAAGGTTTTATAAGAAGTATTTATTGCTATTTAAGAGCTGGGTACAATGAATTTGTTTTTGATAGTGGTGATATTCCTGTACCGTTAACCCACGAAGAAGTCATCACTCTTATGACTAGTACGCATCCGCAAACTGAAATTGATATCTACATTGATGAATGTAATCATTTTAAACTTAAGCCGACAACTGTCTTGACGAGAGAAGAAATAGAAAAGGCAATACAAGAATAGGCAAGGTTTCTTTGGAAGCCTTTTTCTTGTGCCCAAAAGGAGGTGAGACCGTGGCAGTTAGAGGGCGAAAACCAAAGCCTACCAATTTGAAAATACTTGAAGGGAATCCTGGGAAACGACCTCTACCGACTAATGAGGTTAAACCCAAACAGAAAGGCCCACGTTGCCCACAGTGGCTCGAAGACGATGCCAAGAAGGAATGGAAACGGATGGGCAAAATCCTCGAACAAATGGGGATATTAACGGAGATGGATATGACAGCCTTCGCAGGCTATTGTCAAGCCTATGCACGTTGGAAGGAAGCCGAAGAGTTTCTGTCCAAACATGGTTCCATCATCAAAACACCAAATGGTTATCTCCAACAAGTGCCACAGGTATCTATCAGTCAAACCAACCTGAAAATCATGCTTAAGTTCTGTGAGCAGTTTGGTTTGACACCATCAGCTCGTAATCGTTTGGCAACCATGGACGCAGAGGTTGGTACTGGTGATGAGATGGAGGATTTGTTAGGAGGTATTCTATGACTTATCACTATGAACCAAGTCCCTTTATGCTTCCGACTTCCCACTATGACAAGGCAAAGGCAGATAGGGCAGTGACCTTTATCAATAACCTTGCCCACACCAAAGGCAAGTGGGCAGGGAAGAAGTTTGATTTGTTGCTGTGGCAGGAACAGATAGTTCGTGACCTCTTTGGGATTGTTAAGGAAGATGGGAATCGTCAATTTCTGACAGCCTACATCGAGATTCCAAAGAAAAACGGCAAGTCTGAGCTTGCCGCAGCTATTGCCCTTTATCTTTTGTATGCTGACAATGAAGCCAGTGCGGAAGTTTATGGTGCGGCTTGTGACCGTAACCAAGCTTCCATTGTATTTGACGTTGCCAAACAAATGGTTCTCATGAGCCGACCGCTTGAGAAACGCTCCAAGATTATGGGAGCGACAAAGCGGATAGTGAACTATTCAAACGCTGGATTTTACCAAGTCCTATCAGCTGAAACAGGAACCAAACACGGTCTCAATGTGTCTGGTCTTGTCTTTGATGAAATTCACGCTCAACCCAATCGCCATCTCTATGATGTCTTGACGAAAGGTTCTGGTGATGCCAGGGAACAACCTCTCTTTTTCATCATCACAACAGCTGGAACTGATAAAAACTCCATCTGTTATGAACTCCACACCAAGGCTCTTGATATCCTTAAAGGTCGAAAGAAGGACACGTCCTTTTATCCTGTGGTTTATGGTCTTTCTGATGAGGATGATTGGAATGACGAAGCCAACTGGCTAAAAGCCAATCCGTCGCTTGGTCACACCATTGGGATAGACCGTGTTCGTGAAGCCTACCAACAGGCTCTTGATAACCCAGCAGAGGAGAATGTCTTTAAGCAACTCCGTCTCAACATGTGGACGAGTTCCAGCGTAGCTTGGATTCCTGAACATATCTATGCCAAAGGTAATGCCCCCATCGACTATGAAGCTCTTAAAGGTCGTGACTGTTACGCAGGGCTTGACTTATCGAGCACCTCTGATATCACCGCCTTTGTCTTGGTCTTTCCACCACGACATAGCGAGGAGAACTACATTATCTTGCCCTTCTTTTGGTTACCAGAGGACACCTTGGATCTAAGATGTCGTCGTGACCATGTCCTTTATGACGTTTGGGAAAGGCAGGGCTACATCAAGACAACCGAAGGGAACGTTGTTCACTATGGTTTCATTGAAGCCTTTATTGAACAACTCGCTGAAACCTACCACATCAAGGAGATTGCTTATGACCGTTGGAATGCGACCCAGATGGTGCAGAACCTTGAGGGCATGGGCTTAACCATGGTACCTTTTGGGCAGGGCTATAAGGATATGAGTCCACCGTCCAAGGAACTTTACAAGCTCATGATGGAAGGGAAAATCCAACACGGTGGTCATCCAGTCCTTAAATGGATGGGACAGAACGTGGTCATGCGACAAGACCCTGCTGGTAATATCAAGCCAGACAAGGAAAAATCTGTTGAGAAGATTGACGGTATTGTAGCACTGATCATGGGACTTGACCGTTGTATTCGCCATAAAGGTGATGAAGCTAGTGTCTATGATGAGCGGGGACTATTGAGCTTTTAGTTGAGGCAATTTCAAAAATGTGATACAATGTCGTTACATAAGAAGGAGAGTTGTCATGGCTAAAACAGGAACTTTAAATTTACGAGTTGATGATTCAGTAAAGAGTGCAGCAGATGAGATATTGAAACGCTTGGGTATTCCCATGTCAACTGCGATTGATATGTTTTTGAATCAGATTATTTTGACTGGTGGTATCCCATTTGATGTTTCTCTGCCTGAAGCACCTCAACGAGTTAATGTTGACTTTATGAGTCAGGAAGAATTTTATGATAAGCTTATCACTAGCTTTGAAGATGCTAAAGGTGGTAGACGTCAGGATGTCAGAGAGTTTCTCTCTCAATTTAAGGAAAATGCTTAATGAAAGAGTATCAGGTTACCATTTCGGATGATGCTAAAGCAGATTTGCTGAGCATTTATCACTATGTTCGTGACGAACTCTGTACACCACAGGCAGCGGATAATCTCCTTGAGAAGATATCTCAGGCAATGTTATCCCTATCCATTTTTCCTGAGCGCTGTTCCATCATTGAGGATTTAATCGGAAAAGGTTACACCTTCAGACAACTGATTGTCAAAAAATATCGCATTGTATATCATGTGCTTGAAGATGAAGTGATTATTGTTGCTGTAGTCTATGGATCACGTCATATGGATAATTGGTAAATTGAGGGAGCGATTTATGGAACTCGTTAAGACGATACAAATAGGTGATGATATCTATCTTCCGATACCTGACCAATTTGGCATTCAAGAGGGTCAGGAGTTTAATCTTTATCAATCAAGTGATGGAACTTTGGTATTAAGTCCACTAGATAGCAAACTATCAGCGGATTACCAAAGTTTAAGTAGTGATGAGCAGGAGACAACAGTTGTTGAGCAGGCAACATTAGATAAGGTTGCGAATTCAGTATTATCACGCCATCTTGATGCCTTTAAAGAATTAGCTGAATGAGAATACTCTGTTTTGTAAGAATATATCGAAAGCACTTCAAAATGAGGTGCTTTTTTCGTACCCAAAAATAAGGAGGACTTATGGGACTACTTGATTTACTTGGAAGAAAAAGGGCTAGAGATAAACCCCAAAACAGCTATGAAGGCCAGGATTTTTCCTACCTCTTTGGTCGGACAACCAGTGGCGAGAATGTGGATGAGTTTAAAGCTATGCAGACAACAGCGGTCTATGCTTGTGTGCGAATTCTTGCAGAAGCAGTTGCCTCTTTACCAATTCATGTTTATGAGTTGACGAGTAATGGAAAAGAGAAAAAGATTGATCATCCGTTATACTTTCTGCTTCATGATGAACCCAATCCAGAGATGTCCTCTTTTATCTTTCGAGAGACGATTATGAGTCATTTGTTGATATGGGGAAATGCTTATGTGCAGATTATCAGGGATAAAGCTGGACGAGTGATTAGTCTCTATCCGCTCTTACCTGACAAGATGTCTGTCCACCGTGATGATAGTGGGAAACTCTACTACAAATACCAAAGGCAAACCGAAGAGAATCCTAACTTCAAAGATAAAGGGACAGTCCTATTGAAGCAGGAGGATATTCTTCATGTGCCTGGGCTTGGCTTTGATGGCTTGATTGGTTACTCACCGATTGCCATGGCAAAAAATGCGATTGGGATGACACTAGCGACCGAAAATTATGGGGCAGCCTTCTTTAAAAATGGGGCTAACCCAGGTGGAGTTTTGGAACACCCAGGGATTTTGAAAGATCCTAAACGAGTTCGTGATTCATGGAATGCTGTCTATAATGGGGCAACTAACGCCCACAAGGTGGCTGTTCTTGAAGAAGGAATGAAGTACACGCAGGTAGGTATCCCACCAGAGGCAGCCCAGTTTTTGCAGACACGGAAGTTTCAGATTAACGAGATTGCACGGCTTTACCGCATTCCGCCACACATGGTTGGGGATTTGGAGAAGTCATCTTTTTCAAATATCGAGAAACAATCACTTGAATTTGTGAAATATACTTTAGACCCTTGGGTAGTTCGGTTAGAACAGGCCTTCAAAAGGTCTCTTTTTTTACCTGAAGAAAAGAAACGTTACCTTATCAAGTTTAATGTAGACGGTTTGCTTCGTGGTGATTACCAAAGCCGTATGAATGGCTATGCCATCGCACGACAAAATGGTTGGCTTTCGACCAACGATATCCGTGAGTTAGAAGACTTGAACTTGCTCTCTGATGAAGAAGGCGGAAACCTCTACTTGATTAACGGCAATATGACCAAATTAAAAGATGCTGGTGGTTTCATGAAGCAACTGTCAGAAACGGATCCAGCTGAAGACCTACCAGAGGAGGAAGAAGATGCGTAAATTTTGGAATTTTACTGACGAAGGAGATGTCCGCACTCTTCGGATTGAGGGACAGATTGCAGACGAGACCTGGTTCGGGGATGAAGTCACCCCACAGCTCTTTAAGAATGACTTGACTTTAGGAACAGGTGACATCACCCTCTGGATTAATAGTCCAGGGGGTGATGTGTTTGCGGCTGCTCAAATCTATAACATGCTTATGGATTATCAGGGCGATGTCCATGTCATCATTGATGGTCTAGCTGCGAGTGCTGCCAGTGTCATCGCCATGGCCGGGACAACAATTTCCATGAGTCCAGTTGCCATGATGATGATTCATAACCCTTGGACGTTTGCGCAAGGTGAAGCGAAAGATATGGCCAAGGTCATTGAGATGCTTGGCGAAATTAAGGAGTCCATTATCAATGCTTATGAGCTTAGAACTGGACTTTCCAGAACTAAGATTTCTCATCTCATGGACTCAGAGTCTTGGTTCAATGCCAAGAAAGCAGTGGAGCTTGGTTTTGCGGATAAGGTGCTCTTTGAAAAAGAGGAGACACCTGATCAGGACCATCAAAATAGCTACACCTTTAGCAGAGTGACTGCTGCTCATGATTTGATGGTGAAACTTCAAGCGAGCCTTCAACCACCCAAGTCACAGAAAACGATCCCCATCAATCAGTTGGAAAAACGATTGAACCTATTGAAATAAAAGGAGAATACCTATGTCTAAACTACTTGAATTGAAAGAAAAACGTAACGCTGCTTGGGCTCAAGCGAAAGCCTTTCTGGATACTGTTCGCTCTGAAGACGGCTTGGTATCAGATGAAGATTCCAAACGCTATGAGGAGATGGAAGCTAAAATCGAGCTCTACAATAAAGAAATTGCTCGCTTAGAGCGCCAAGAAAAGATTGACCTTGAACTGGCGCAACCGAACTCACATGCTCTAACGACGCAGCCAACAGTCATTGTCGATAATCAAAAAGAAGATGAAAAGAAAGGTGTGGCATCAGACATCTACACCCAGACTTTCTGGACCAGTGTCCGTAAGCGAAACTTCTATGACGTGAAGGATGTTCTTCGTGTCGGTGAAGACACAGAAGGCGGACACCTTGTTCCAGATGAGTATGAGAAGAAATTGGTACAAGGGCTTCAGGAAGAAAACTTTTTCCGTGGGCTTGCGACCGTTATTAAAACGTCTAGTGGAGAACGTAAGATTCCAGTTGTTACTGGTCATGGTTCAGCCTCTTGGATGGATGAGAACGGACTTTATCCAGAAACGGATGAAACCTTTGGGCAAGTGACTCTTGATTCTCATAAGATTGGTACAGCAATCCGTATCTCAGAAGAATTGCTCAATGACTCTGTCTTTGACCTTGAGTCTTACATGACTTCTGAGTTTGCACGTCGTATCGGTACGGAGGAAGAAAAATCATTCTTGGTGGGTGATGGTTCTAAAAAACCAACAGGTATCTTCACGCAAGCAGATGTAGAAGGACCAACGACCGCAACCAAAGACATCACCTTTGATGACATGATTGAGCTGTATCACTCTCTTCCAGCTCCTTATCGTAAGAATGCGGTCTGGATTCTCCATGATACTACGGTTAAGGCTATCCGCAAGCTCAAGGACAATAATGGCAATTACATCTGGCAATCATCAACACAAGCTGGTCAACCTGATTTGATTCTCAACCGTCCTTACTACACGTCAACTTTTGCGCCACTTCCAGAAGCAGGAAACAAAGCTATTGCCTTTGGTGATTTCTCTTACTACTGGATTGCGGACCGTCAAGGGCGTACCTTCAAGCGTCTCAACGAGCTTTATGCCAACAATGGTCAGATTGGTTTTCTTGCCAGCCAACGTGTGGATGGGAAATTGGTTCTTCCCGAAGCAGTGAAAATACTCACCATTAAAGGGAAAGGTCTATGATTACGCTAGAAGAAGCCAAGCTCTATTTGAAAGTGGAGAATGATGAGGAGGACTTCCTTATCGAACAGTTGATGGCAACAAGTCGCCAGCTTTGTGAAGATATTCTTCGTGAGACCTCCACTTCAGACGTTCTAAAGACGGCAGTCCTTTATGGGGTTGCCTATCTTTATGAACACCGTGAAGAAGCCAATCACAAGGAGTTAAAGGAAACTCTCTATCATTTGCTTTTGGCAGATAGAAAGGATGTGTTCTGATGAAGATTGCGCCTCTAAGAGAACAGTTGGTCTTTCAAGAAAAGCGACTCAAGCAGGACGACATCGGAAACGAGTTAGCCATTTGGGACGATCTCTTTGGTCGCTGGTGTTCTTGTCGCCCTCTTGCCTTAACAGAGAGTGATGGGAGTGCTACCAAGCTCCTTCATCACAAGGTACAGTTTACCTTGCGTTATGACAGGAAGGTTCTTGCTCTTAATTCTTTAACGACTCGGATTTACTTTCGTGAGCAATTTTATGCCATAGAGTCTATTGATGGTGATACGGTGCCACGGAGCTTGATTTATATCGTTGCGACTAAGGAGGAGCTTTATGACTAAGATTGGACTAGATGATTTAGCTTCTGTCATCGAAAAGGAGCTGACGACTTATGCCAAAGAGACCACAGATGTCATGCGTGAGGTGGTTGAGGAAGTGACAGACGATGCCGTTGAAACCTTGAGGGTCACCTCACCCAAACGTCGTGGGAAATATGCTAAAGGGTGGACGAGTAAGGCAACGACTGACACCAATACCGCTCTGACTAAAACCATTCATAATCGAACACCAGGGCTGACGCATCTGCTTGAAGATGGGCATGCCAAACAAAATGGTGGTAGGGTTGAAGGAAGAAGGCACATCGCTCCTGTCGATAAAAGGGCGATTCAGTCGTTTGAAGACAAATTGCGACAGAAACTGTGAGGTGGTCTATGAGATTTGAAGAGCTTTTCCGTGTCTTGAAAGCAACCAAACTCCCAGTAGCCTATCACCATTTTGAGGAAGGGCACAGCCCCAGTCCGCCCTTTATGGTTTATCTGGTCACGGATTCAGATAATCTTGGGGCCGATAACTGGACTTATCACAAAAGGCTCAACGTCCAGATTGAGCTTTACACGACAAAGAAAGATTTAGCAACAGAAGAAACGGTGGAATCAGTCCTTGATGCCCACCGTTTTTATTTTGACAAGGTAGAGACTTACATCGCCAGTGAGAAACTCTACCAAACCATTTATTCCATCACACTATTAGGAGGATAACCATGGCAGAAAAAAACAAGGTCACCTTTGGCCTACAAGATGTCCACTGGGCAGAAGTCACCAAGGAGGGGGCTGACGGTGCTTTAACCTATGGCACTGTCGAGCGTCTTCGTGGTGCTGCAGAATTAACCCTTGAACCGACTGGAGATAAGGGGTCTTACAAGGCAGACAACATCAACTTTTACACGACTGAATCTAATGACGGCTATGAGGGAACACTCAAAGTTGCCCTCTTGTCTCAGGAATTTCTGACTCGAGTTTTGGGCGAGCAACTTGATGCGACGTCCAATACCATTTCAGAGATTGCTAGCAGCAAGAAAAAGAACTTCGCTCTCATGTTCCGATTTGAAGGGGACAAGAAAGAGACGCTTCATGTGCTTTATTACTGTTACGCTTCACGCCCAACTGTAGGCTCTAAAACCAAGTCTGGGTCTGATATCAATGAGGTAGAGTTGACCTTTACGGCAAGTCCACGCCCACTTGATAAGATTGTTCGCCGCAGAACGACTGAAGAAACCAGTGATGAGATTCGTGAGAACTGGTTTAAGTCTGTCTTTGAACCAGCTGCTTAAAGGAGGAGAACATGCGACAAAACATCACCATTGCTGGGAAAACCTATCCTTTGGCTACGAATGCCTATACACCGATTGCTTATAAGGAACAATTTGGAAAGGATTATTTCCAGGATCTCTTTAACATGTTAAGTGCGGAATCCATCATGACTCAACTTGAGCAATTGGAAGAGGGGGAAGAGTTAAAGGCTAGTCAGATTGACTTGTCTATTTTATCTGATTTCGACATGACCTTTTTCCACCATCTCTTTTGGGTCTTTGCCAAGTCAGCCAATCCTCGAATCAAACCATTCGAGGATTTCTTTATGTCGATGGAGGAATTTCCCCTTCAGGAAGTTGGGCCAGTCTTGATGTCCATGCTTAACCAAGGGATGACAACCAGAAAAAAGCAGAAACTTCCGAAACAGCGAGCGAGGAAATCTTCACGGTAGAGAGTTACCTCTCTTGTTGTAAGGAGACTGGCCTTTCCATTGATGACTTAAAGCACATCTCAATTGGCATGGCACTGGATTATCAGACGGATTATGTGGAGCTAAGAAGACGAGATGAGAGTGGTGTTCGTAAAGCTACCCAAGCAGATTTTGACAATTTCTAGTAGGGAGGAGGAGTGACGATGGCAGGAAACATTAAGGGGATCACCATTGAAATCGGTGGTGATACCCAGCCCTTACAAAATGCCTTAAAGGGTGTGAACAAACAGGCTTCTGAAGCCACCAAAGAACTGCGTCAGATTGACAAGGCACTCAAGTTTGATACTGGCAATGTCACTCTTTTGACCCAGAAGCAGGAAGTCTTAGCCAAACAAGTTGAAACAACTAAAGAAAAACTCGCCACACTTCGTCAAGCTCAAGCCCAAGTCGAGGCTCAGTTCAAGGCCGGTAACATCGGTGCAGACCAATACCGTGCCTTCCAACGTGAGGTGGAGAGTACTCAAACAGTCTTAAAGGGCTATGAATCAAAGTTAGAAAGTGTTAACAGAGCTTTCTCAGAAAACGGAGCGCAGGTTGAAACCAATCAGTCCAAGCTCAATCGTCTCCAAAATGAGCAGGCACAGTTGGTGTCAGAAAGCGAAAAACTCAATAGTTCCTTTAAGCTACAAGAATCAGCATTAGCAACTACCGCAAGTGAGGCTGATAAGTTGGCACTTGCTCAACAAAAGGTTGCTTCTCATTCAGAGATCCTTGAGAAACAGATACATAATCTGGAACAACAACTCTCTTTGACAAAGAGCGAGTATGGGGAGAATTCGATTGAAGCTAACAAGCTTGAGAAAACTCTTAATGAGACAAAGACCGCTTACAACAATCTCCAAAATGAGATGGAGGAGTTGGCCTCTAGCTCTGCGAGTTCCAAGGCTTCTTTGGAAGAGACAAATAGTCTCTTAAAGGCTGACCTTCTCATGGAGTTTGGCGACCAACTGGGAGAGTTGTCACAGAAGTTGATTGACTTTGGTCAACAATCGCTTGACGCATTTCTTGAAGTTGATGAGGGTATGGATATCATTGTCACGAAAACTGGGGCAACTGGTTCTGCCCTTGAAGAGATGACAGACATCGCTAAAACCCTAGCCACTGAACTACCAACGGATTTTAATACGGCAGGAAGTGCCGTAGGGGAGTTGAATACGCAATTTGGGTTAACAGGAGATGCCCTTAAGTCTGCCTCTACCCAGTTGATTCAATTCTCTGAAATCAATGGGAGTGATGTGACGAGCTCTGCCATTTCAGCCAAACAAGCGATTGAGGCCTATGGACTTGAAGCGACTGATTTATCAAGTGTTTTAGACACGGTTACTTATACCAGCCAGGCGACAGGTGTTGGTGTCCAAGAGTTGATGGACAAGGCAGTAGCGGGAGCACCACAAATCAAAGCCCTTGGCCTTTCCTTTGATGAAGGCATCACCTTGATGGGGCAGTTTGAAAAAGCAGGGGTTGATTCTTCTGCAGCACTTTCGTCACTCTCAAAGGCAGCTGTTAAGTATGCGGGCGATGGGCTGACGCTTCAAGAAGGACTTGCTGGAACCATTGAGCAAATCAAAGCCTCAACCAGTGAAACAGAGGCTCTTTCTCTTGCCTCAGAAATCTTCGGAAGTAAAGCAGCTCCACGTATGGTTGATGCCATCAAGCGTGGGGCCTTATCTTTTGAAGATTTAGCAGGAACAGCTGATAAGGCAGCTGGGATTGTAACACAGACCTATGAGGGGACGCTTGATCCTATTGATAAGTTTACAACCGCTCAAAACACGTCGAAGTTAGCAATGGCGGAGATGGGAGATGCTATTGCAGCAACCCTAGCACCTATCTTAGAGGTTCTCGCCAGTTTGCTTCAAGCTGTTGCCATATGGTTTTCTGGGCTATCAGAGCCAGTCAAGCAGTTTATTGTCATTGTCGGAAGTTTGGTCGCAGCCCTTGGCTTAGTCCTCCCGATTTTTATTGCCCTGCAAGCAGCTGCTATGGCTATGGGAACCACCATCATGGGGATGATAACTGCAGCAGCTCCAATCGTAGGGATTATTCTTGGTGTCATTGCCGTTGTTGCCTTACTGGTTGTTGGGATTCAGCAACTCTGGCAACATCACGAAGGCTTTCGGACAGCTGTGACAGAAATCTGGAATGCCATCTATGCCTTTTTATCTGTCATTATCCAACAGATATCAAGCTTTGTTATGTCGATATGGGGAACCTTGACTACTTGGTGGACAGAGAACCAACAGCTAATCCTTAAAGCCGCAAATACCGTATGGACAGCCATTTCAACAGTTATTCAGACCATTATGACTATTCTTGGACCTTACCTTCAAGCCAGTTGGGAGAATATCAAACTGATTATCACGACAGCTTGGGACATCATTAAAGTGGTCGTTGAAACAGCCATCAATGTTGTCTTAGGTATTATCGAGGCAGTCATGCAGATTATCACGGGTGATTGGTCAGGTGCCTGGGAAACCATCAAGCAGGTCGTCTCTACAGTTTGGGAAGCCATCAAGTCACTGATTTCGATTGTTCTAAATGCCATTGCTCAGTTCATTTCCAATTCCTGGAATGGCATCAAAGGCACTATGACAAACTTACTCAATAGTATCAAATCTGTCGTTAGTAATGTCTGGAATGGCATCAAGTCAACGATTAGTTCGATTCTATCGAGCATAAGTTCAACGGTATCTTCTATCTGGAATGGGATGAAAGCAACCATCTCAGGTGTCCTAAGTGGTATTTCAAGCGCAGTGTCCTCTGTCTGGAATGGGGTCAAATCAACCATTACAAATGCCATCAATGGGGCAAAAAATGCGGTTTCTTCAGCTATCAATGCCATTAAGAACCTCTTTAACTTCAAGATTAAGTGGCCGCATATTCCTCTTCCGCACTTTAGTGTGTCAGGTTCTGCGAATCCACTTGATTGGTTAAAAGGTGGCTTACCTAAGATTTCCATTCAATGGTACGCCAAGGGTGGGATTCTCACCAAGCCAACGGCATTTGGTATGACAGGAAATAGCTTGATGGTTGGAGGAGAAGCAGGACGTGAAGCAGTTCTACCTCTTAATAACCAAATTCTTGGCAGTATCGGTCGCAGCATCGCAGCTACCATGCCTAACAAGGGAACAACCATAACGGTCAATATCACAGATGTTGTGATTCGTGAAGAAGCTGATATGAAAAAACTAGCCGACTATGTAGCTGGTCAACTAGCTGATGAAATGACTCGACAAGCTTTACTGAGAGGAGGAACAGTGTGATTAAACATAATGAATTGGTACTGAATGGAAAAGGCACCTCGTCTTTTCCTTTTAAAGTGCTTGTGGAAGATAGACCGAGCGTTCAAGTGCCACGGTCTAAAACGCAACTCTTAGACCATCGTGGGTTGAGTGGGGCGATTGTTCAAACCAATAAACACCGTGATGTGATTGAAAAGCCTTACCGCTTGTACCTGATTGGTGCGAGTGAGAAAGAGGTCAATGAGTTCTCGGCTTATCTCATGCAGGAAGGTTTTTGGCTAGAAAGTGAACGCCTTAAGCTCACCAGGCTTTGGTGTTACCGAACGGATAGCTTTGACATCAAGCAGGATGGCCACGATGTGTATGTGATTGATGTGACCTTTATCTGTCACCCCACTCGCTTTTTTAAGAGTGTGGATAGGCAAGTTTTGAGTGCCAATGGTGTGTTAAAAACACAAGGCTCTGCCCTTGCCTTTCCTACCATTACCATCACCGGTCAATCGGTGTCAGAAACCTCATTCACGGTAGGTGACCAGGTGATCCGCATTGAGAAATTTACAGAGCCTCTTGTTATGGTTAATCACCCTGATCGTCCTAGTTTTAAGACCCTATCAGGGAAAGCTGCCAAGTGGTCTGGGGATTTTATCACGATTGATGCCAGTCATCCAACTCAGTCTGTTGGTGTTGTTTTGGGTAGTGGGATATTATCGCTCACTTTTGAGACGAATTGGGGGTGGGTATGATGCTTTACCTTCTTGACGGTCAAACAAAGACACCGAAATGGAATGGTCAGCCATTATTTGAAACGGTGAGTGCAACGGTAGAAGAGGAGCTGAATAGCACCTTTCAGCTCCATTTAACTTATCCGATTACGGATTCAGGTATTCATGAAACCCTTAGAGCAGATGAGTTGATTTTGTGTCCAACTCCTGATTTGGGAAAGCAGCTCTTTCGTGTTAAGCAGGTAAAGATTCAAGACGATACGATAGAGCTTGAGTGTTATCACATTTCTGATGATGTGATGAAGCGTCAGGTTAAGCCTTTTTCAGCGACTAACACGACTTGTCAATCAGCCTTGATGAGGCTGGTTGAGGCTTGTCCATCTGATTTAGGACTTTTTAGCTTTGACAGTGATGTGACGGAGCGTCATACCTATGTGTCTGACGAAGACTTGACACTTTATCAAGCTCTAATGGATGGTAAACATTCCATCCTTGGAACCTGGGAAGGTGAGCTCGTTCGTGATAACTTTCAGCTGATAGTTAAGCAGCACCGTGGCAACGATAAGGGAGTTATTCTCACAAGCCATCACAATCTGAAAGCTTTTGAGGATAAGGGTGATTCTGAGAAGGTCATTACGCGCATCTATGCGACCTCAACCTTTCAGGCAGAAGGTAGTGATGAGGATACCGTTCTTTCTGTCGTTGTGGAAAGTCCCCTCATTAACCAATACCCTTATGTCCACGAAGCACGGTATGAGAATAACACACTTCAGAGAGAGGAAGAATTGCGCCAATGGGCGATGGCTAAGTTCACGCATGAGCACATCGATAGCATCTCTAGACAGATAACCGTTGAAGCTTATCAGCTTGATGGTCAAGAAGTCCATCTGGGAGATACAGTCATTCTTAAAAGTCAAAAGCACAAGGTAGATGTTAAGAAAAAGGCAGTTAGTTATACCTTTGACGCTCTAGAAGAAGTGTATCTTTCGGTGACCTTTGATGATGAGGTTAGCTTTACAAACTCTGGATCATCAGGAAACAATTCGCTAACCAGTGCGGCTAAGACCATTCTTGATGTCAATCAGTCGGTTACAGAACACCGTGCGTCTAAGGAGCGAGCTAATTTTAACAAGGTCTTTGATAGGCACTTTGAGCGTCTTCAAACAGAAGTTGAAGATGGTATCGCTAAGGCCAAAGCAGAAGGCGAGCGTTCTGGGAAGAAAGCTGCGCTTGATTATCTGGCAACTGATGCCTTAGAAGCACGAGTCGCAGCCCTTCAAAAAGCTAAGATTGATGAGTTGACCGTCTCTAGTTCAGCATGGATGACAAGACTTGTTTCCCAACAGATTCTATCAGAGTATGTGAAGAGCCTAGAAATTGAAGCAGATAAGGTCGTTATTCCTGGCTGGCACACCCCGGTCTTTAGTTTGGATAGGGATGGGAATCTTTCCATTGATACGCCCCTCCTAAAGGTGAGGGGGGAAAGCCTAGCGACAAAAGTTGATCTTAAAACTATCTCTTTAACCCCTGGACCAAAGGGGGACGCTGGAGCAGATGGGGTGGGCATTCAATTAAGGGAGCAGTACTACTTAGTCTCTGCACAAAAGACTGGTATTACCACAACAAACTCTGGTTGGAGCACAACCATTCCCTTTCTCACCTCAACGCTTAAATATCTGTGGAACTATGAAAAAACCACTTTCACCAATGGCTCAACGACAGTCACAACACCTGTTGTCATCGGTGTATATGGGGACAAGGGTATGGATGGAAAGGCTGGTAAGGACGGAAAGAACCTTTATACTTGGCGGATGTATGCAGATAGTGACAAGGGAGAAGGACTTTCTGCCATCCAACAGGCAAACGTTACCTTGGTCTAGCTGTCAATAGGGAGAGCGCAACCCCTTCAACCAATCCTGGTGACTATATCTGGTCATCCTTTTTTGAGGGAACGGAACTGGGTGGTCGCAATTACATTGACGATTATGCCATGAAGGCTACAACCTTTTCATCAGTAACCTCTGAGTGGAAGAAGGAGGTGGTTGAGGATACGAGCTCTGTCAGTGGCGTGACGGTTAAGATGACCTGTACCAAAGCAGGTACTGGCGGCTTCCATCGGAACTTCTATGATTTAAGAAGTCGAATTGGTGCTAATATGACGTTTAGTGTGGACCTCAAGGCAAGTAAGACGGTTAGTCTTACCATCGGAAATGAACTGAGCGGGACTAAGGTTGTTCAAGTTAGTTCTAGCTGGCAGCGGTATTCGGTGTCTTGGGAGGTTACTAGTGCCCAGAATCATTCCTATGTCTTTTACCTGAAGTCAGGAATATGGGCGGTGGGAGATGTGGTTTATCTTCGAAATGTTCAACTAGAAGATGGAAACGTTGCTTCAGCTCCAGGACCGTCTTTGAACGATCTGATCGCCCAGATTGATGCCAAGGCAGATAATGGCTTCATGAAGCAACAATTAGACCTTCTAACCGAAAAGACAGAATCTCTCCGAGTGGATCTTGAAGCGAGAGCGTTGGCAAAAGAAGTGGCCGATTGGCTCAAGTCTTATAAAGAATTTGAGAAAAATAATGAAGCCGTCCTTGCGCAATTTAATCAAGACTTTATTGATAATACGGCTCGTATCGCAGCGATTGAAGCTGATCTTAAAGCCAACAGTCTCTTGCTTAACTTTGTCAATACCTATCTGAGAGCTGGTGACAATGGGGTTATTATCGGTAAGAAGGATAACTCTGAGTATATCGAATTAACCCCACAAGGGATGATGATTAAGTCAGCTGGGAATGCCGTCATGACTGTCACAGCTGGTGTGATTAAAATTCATCATGGGGTCTTTGTGGAGACCTTACAGGTTGGATATTACCGACTAGAAGCCGCAAGGCATAATGCCAAGCATCTGGTTTGTCGTTTTATTGATGCCAAGTAGAAAGGAGACCTTATGGCAGATTATGGTTCAAATAATGATAGGGGCTATACCCTACTTTTGCGAGTGGAAGAAACAGGCACTTCGACCGCTGACAATACATCTACTGTCCGAGTCCAACTCTGGCTAAAGAATGGTTATACGACCTTTGGGATGTATGACTGTAGGGCGAGTGTGTCCATCAATGGGCAGACACTTTCTTGGTCAGGGCGACCCGATATGTACACGGCTCATAGTTCCCTCCACTTGATTGATAAGACCATTACTGTACCGCATGATTCCAATGGCTCCAAAACCATCAGTTTTTCAGCGACCTTTTCAGGCTCTGGGGGTTGGTCGCCTGGCACCTTAAATACGGGGTCACAAACGCTACGCTTAAGTGATATCCCACGGTCATCTAGTGCCACGGTGTCAGGCAATATGATGGGACAAGCCGTAACTATTACGATTAAACGTGCCAGTAGTGATTTTACCCATAACATGACCTGGCATTTTGGGAGTCTAAGCGGCACGATTGGATCAGGCATTGCGACCTCTGTAACTTGGACGCCTTCGATTTCTCAATTAGCAACTCAAATACCAAATAGCACCTCAGGTAATGGGCATTTAACGCTAGCCACTATCTATGGTGGAAAGACGATAGGCTCAATGACAATTCCCATTACCCTCAACCTACCGACGTCTGTTGTTCCAACTTTGGGCAGTATTTCTGTTTCAGAATCACATGCCACTGCAAAAACGATTTTAACTGGCACAAGTTTTGCCCAGTTGGTGTCTAATCCTAAAGTGACCTTCAATCAAGGAGCAGGTATTTACGGTTCGACCATTCCTTCGACGGGTTATCGTGCAGAGGTCTTTAAATTTGAGAATAATCAGTGGGTTCAACTGCCTAATGTGGTAACGAGTAATAACGGTCTTTTGGGAGGTATCAACTGGATTGGTCGCGCTAAGGTCTCTGCCTATGTGACCGATTCGAGAGGGCGACAAAGTGCTCGAAAAGAAGTAGAGATAACCCTATTAGAGTATTTCAAACCTATCTTTTCATTCTCAGCGGTTCGTGCTGGTTCTAGTATGAATCAGGTGACGGTCACACGAAAGCTTAAGATTGCTCCTTTAACCATCAATAGTGTCCAAAAGAACAAGGCAACCTTGACATGGGAAGTGGTTGATTTGACAAGTGGCCAGAAGGTCACAAACGCTGTTGGTGCTGCCAACTGGACGTCGACAACGGAACACACAAAAACAGATTTCCAAGCTATTTTAGGTGGCGCCTATGATACCACGAAATCCTACACCATTATTGGAACGCTCGCAGACCTCTTTTACTCCACGACCTTTGAATTTACTATTGGTCCAGAAAAGGTTGTCTACGGCTTAAGTCCATCAGGTATGGGGATAGGCAAAGCATGGACAAGAGGGGTGCTTGATGTGGATGGGAGTTTACCTGCTTATTTCGATGGTGAGATTTATATGAAGAATAAAAAACTTCTTGATATCTTTTACCCAGTGGGTGTCATTTACGAGTCCACGTCAAGTACCAGTCCAGCCACCATTATGGGTGGGACTTGGGAACGATTTGGCAATGGTCGGGTCTTAGTTGGTGTATCTGAGAATGAAGGTGAGTTTAATAGCGTTAATAAGTCAGGGGGTAGTAAGGCACATACCTTGATCATTGATGAGATGCCGTCTCACTCACACGCTCAGTATGTGACAGCTAACAACGGCTCAGGAGCAATTCGTCGTGACCATTCTTCAGATGGTAGCTCTAGCCTTTACCCTCAAGGGAATAACACAGGAAATACTGGTGGCGGAAAGCCACACAATAACTTACAACCTTACGTCACGGTTTACCGTTGGCGTAGGACAGCATAAGAAAGGAAAGCGTCATTATGAAAGAATTACTGGCAACAAATAAAGTCCTCTTCTCAGCGATTGGAGGACTTATTGGTTCTATTTTTGGAGAAGTAGATGGGGTCTTATATGCCCTTTTTATTTTTCTCATCATTGACTATGTGACTGGAGTCTTTGCGGCAATTGTCGAGAAGAAACTCTCCAGCAGCATCGGTTTCAAGGGCATCTTCAAAAAGATTGCCATTCTCTTTTTGGTATCAGTGGGACACCTCATTGATACTGAAATCATCAAGCAGGGGGGTGCAATTCGCACCATGGTCATTTTCTTTTACTTGAGTAATGAAGGCTTGAGTATCTTGGAAAATGCGGTGCGAATTGGTTTACCTATCCCTGAGAAACTACAAGCACTCTTAAAACAATTCAACGAAAAAGAAGGAGACTAACATGGGAAAACATCTCGTCATTTGTGGACATGGGCAAGGACGCACTACCTATGATCCAGGAGCAGTCAATACCAAACGTGGCATCACAGAAGCTGGCAAGGTTCGTGAGTTGGCTAAACTCATGTCCAAGTACAGTGGCAAAACCATCGACTATATCACAGACCAAAACGTCTATGATTATAAGTCACTGGCAAGCATTGGTAAGGGCTATGACTCGATTACTGAGCTGCACTTTAATGCCTTTAATGGTACTGCACGAGGAACGGAAGTCCTCATTCAATCCTCTTTGACGGCTGATAAGGAGGATTTGGCTATTCTTTCTGTCCTTAGCCGTCATTTCCAAAACCGTGGGATTAAGAAGGTGGACTGGCTCTATAATGCCAACGAAGCTAAGAACCGTGGTTACACTTACCGATTAGTGGAGATTGCCTTTATCGATAACGAAGAGGACATGACCATCTTTGAAAATAAGAAGGAAGAACTGGCCAAAGGTCTCGTCTCTGCCATTACCCAAGAGGAGGTGAAGACAGTTGTCTCTGCCGCCCCCAGTAAGCAAGGAGGACAGTCCAATGCTTCTACCAGCCCTGTTTATCACGTTGGGGATAGTGTTCGTGTGCTTGGTCATGCGACTCATTACCAAACGGGTCAAGCGATGGCAAGCTGGGTCAAGGGTCGCACCTACAAAGTCCTCAAAGTCAAAGCGGTAAACCAGTCTCAGAGTAAGAGAGCCTACTTGCTTGAAGGGATTACATCTTGGGTGTTGGAGCAGGATGTGGAAGGCACAACCCTTGGTCATTCAGAACAAACCTATACGGCTCAAAAGGGAGATAGCTATTGGCGAATTGCACGAAAATTTGGGACAACCGTTGATGGTCTGTTAGCCTTGAACGGCTTGAAGAAAACGGATGTCCTAAAGATTGGTCAGACCTTGAAAGTCCATAAGGCAACCAGTTCCATCAAGGCAGTGGCGACAAGCCTTGCTCAACGTGCAGTTGCATCTGCCCTGTCTAAGGTAGGGCAAAAGGTGACTGTTCCTACCAACCCTTATGGCGGACAATGCGTCAGTCTGGTGGATAAGATTGTACAGGAGTTGACCGATAAGGATATGGCTTACACCAATGCCATTGACTGCTTAACCAAGGCAAAAGCCAATGGCTTTACAGTCATCAAGGATGCTTGGGGAGTAAATCCCAAAGCTGGCGATTTCTATGTCATTAAGACAGACAGTCACCCTTATGGGCACATTGGCATTTGTATTACCGACTCAGATGGTATAAGCATTGATGGTGTGGAACAGAATGTCGATGGCTATTCTGACCACAACAAGAATGGTGTCAATGACCAATTGGAAATTGGTGGAGGCGGTATTACTCGCCGAGTGAAACGTGTCTGGATGGCAGATGGCTCACTCTATGATGCGACTGGCACAGTCAAACTTGGAAAAGTCATCGGTTGGTTCAGATTAGGATAAAAGTTATCAAGCCTGGTGGAAACATCAGGCTTTTTCTTTTTTCTTTTTTTCCATGTGGCGGAATTTTCCTTCTCAAACTTACTTAGGAAGGTAGAGAGAAGTTTTTTCAAAAAACCGGAAAAACTCCTCTAAAAGTTACCTAGTCATGTAGAGAAAAAGTTTTCTTTAGTTTGGACTAAATATCACTTTTAGTCACCTAGTAGATAGAAGGAGGAAAGTCATGATCCCAGAACAAAAAGCAACTATTCGTTATTTACGAGAACATGGACTTGGTTATAAAGCCATTGGCGTAAAGCTCAGTCTATCGTCTAACACCATAAAGTCATTTTGTCGTCGGAATGCGGTAAAGGTTGGTGAGAAAACAGATGATGTTTTACCAGATTATTGTCATGCTTGTGGTCGTGTTTTGACGCATACAAATGGTAAGAAAAAGAAACGCTTTTGTGGAACGTCCTGTCGCCAAACTTGGTGGAACAGCCATTTGGAGGAAGTCAATCGACAGGCCTATACCGAGCATGTCTGTTTGGCTTGTGGGGGTGAGTTTACCTCCTACGCTAATCCTAAGAGAAAATATTGTAGTCGTAAGTGCTATGTGACTGCTAGATTTGGAGACAAGAAATGACAGAACAAGACTTTCAACAAGAACTTACCTACCAACTGACTATGGCACAGGCCAAGCAGCTCCTGTCTCAAGGTCTGATTTCTGAAGCCGTCTTCCAAGAATTTAAGGAAAAAATGCTCGAAAAATATGAGCCATTTATGAGCCAATTAGTGGCCTAAAGACTTGATAAATAAGGGCTTTAGAGTGATATATAGTAGCGAAAGGAGATGTATCAATGAAACAAATCAAAACGATACAAGCCCAAAAGGTAACTACCATCAAAAGGTTAAAGGTGGCCGCATACACTAGGGTTTCGCATACGAGTTTACTCCAGTCCTTATCCAATCAAGTCAGCCACTACAGCCAAATGATACAGGCAAATCCTGAATGGGACTATGTGGGAGTTTATAGCGATTCAGCCATTAGTGGTCGCAGTCAAGCCCATAGACGAGACTTTCAACAGTTACTTGAAGATTGTCGGAAAGGTAAGATTGACATAATCTTAACCAAGTCCATTTCACGCTTTGGGCGAAATACGGTGGAGCTTTTGGAAACTGTTCGTGAGCTGAAGCGACTTGGTATCAGTGTTCGCTTTGAAAAGGAGAAGATTGACACCCTAACCGCTGAAGGGGAGTTGCTTTTAACCCTGCTTGCCTCCATGGCTCAAGAAGAATCACAGTCTATCAGTCAAAACATCAGATGGCGAGTGAAGAAACGCTTTGAAGAAGGGAAACCTTATATTCCTCAAGACATCTTTGGCTATCGGTGGAATGGCGACGAGTATGTGATTGAACCCCATGAAGCCTCTATTGTCAGGCAGGTCTTCGAATGGTATATGGAAGGACTTTCAGCCCCAAAAATAGCTAAAAAGCTTGATGATAGGGGAGAACGAACAAGGCTAGGTAATCGCTTTACTAAGCGAATTATTTATAACATGTTTGACCAAGAAGCCTACTGCGGACGACTGATTTTACAGAAGACCTTTCGAGATCATTTTGGCAGTCGCTCCATTCCAAACGATGGGCAGATGGCAAAGTATATCGTTGAGAATGCCCACGAAGCCATTGTGACACCAGAGTATTTCCAACTGGTCAATCAAGAGAAAAAGCGACGTGCTAGGAGGAGAGTCTCAAAGCATGATGCCCTAGCAAGATTACAAGGCAAAGTGTATTGTGAGCACTGCGGTTTAGACATGATTTTAACTTTGGAGACCAAGTCAAATCAGGAAAAGCGAGTGAGGTATTATTGCAGGACAAGAGATGGCAAGGGTGTTGAGGCTTGTCTAGGACGTACCGTTACAGAAGAACAACTCTTTCAAGCCTTTGGTGAGAGCATAAATATAGAAGACATTCACCATATTTCTTTTAATAGCGTGACCAATGAAGCTAAAGTAACCTATAGAAATGGAGAAGAAAAACACGTCATCATTCAGAAAGGACGGTAGACATGAAAAAAGTTATCACGATAGAACCAGCCAAACAAGTCACCCATAAGGTTGACCTTCCCAGCTTTACCAAACGACGAGTGGCAGGCTATGCTAGGGTGTCAACTGACCATGAAGACCAAACAACTTCTTATGAAGCACAGATGACATACTACACAGACTACATCAACAGTCGCTCAGATTGGGAATTTGTCAAGATGTATTCCGATGAAGGGATTTCTGGAACAAACACCAAAAAGAGACTTGGCTTTCAAGAAATGGTGGAAGATGCCCTTGTCGGAAAGATAGACCTTATTTTAACCAAGTCAGTCAGTAGATTTGCCAGAAACACGGTAGACTCCCTCTCAACGGTTCGCAAGCTCAAGGAAGCAGGCGTTGAAATCTATTTTGAAAAGGAGAACATTTGGACCTTTGATTCCAAAGGGGAGCTTCTGATTACCATCATGTCGAGTCTTGCCCAAGAAGAGAGCCGTTCCATTTCAGAAAACGTGACCTGGGGTAGACGACGTCAGTTGGCTGAAGGGCAAGTGACCTTTTCCTACAGCCAAGTTTTAGGCTTCAAGAAAAGTGACACGGGTGGTTTTGAAATTGACCAAGAAGAAGCTAAAATCGTGAGGTACATTTTCCATCAGGTTTTACTGGGCAACAACCCCAATAAAATCGCAAGGGAGTTGACTGCCCAAGGGATTCCAACCCCACAAGGGAAAAGGCAGTGGAGCTATGGTACAGTTAAGCGTATGCTTCGGAATGAAAAATACAAAGGGGATGCCCTCCTTCAGAAAAGTTTTACAACGGACTTCTTGACCAAAAGCACCAAACCTAATGAAGGGGAACTTCCACAGTATTATGTGGAAAACAACCATGAAGCCATTATCAAGCGTGAAGTCTTTGATTTGGTTCAGGTTGAATTGGATAAGTTAGAAAAGAAACGGCAAACCAATAACATCTTCACAGGACGACTGTTCTGCGGTGACTGTGGGTCAGCCTTTGGAAGTAAGGTGTGGCACTCTACCAGCAAGTACAAACGAACCATCTACCAGTGCAATGCCAAGTATAAGGGCGAGCATAAATGTCAGACACCTCATGTGACGGAGGAAGAGATTAAAGGTTGGTTCCTATCAGCCATGAACCAACTCCTCAGTAATCGAGAGGAGATTGTCGCTAATACAGAACTCTTGATTGACTTGGCAAAAGACACCTCACCGCTTGAAAACAAGATTGATGATTTGGAGCAGCAACTTGAAACTATTCGACAAGACATTGAAGACTTGGTTGATAGAAATGCAAGGAAGGCTCAGAATCAAGACCTTTACCAAGAGCAGTACGATACTCTAGTAACAGCCTACCAAGAAAGGCAGAAAGAGTTGCAGGAAGCTACGTCATCCTTAGAAGAGCAGAAAAGTAAACAGCTAAGTCTTGATGGATTTATCCAACAACTCAAACAGCAGGAAGACCTCATCACAGATTTCAATCAAGAACTCTGGCAGACTAGTGTTGAGCGATTGGATATTAAAGAGGGCAAGAAAATCAGCCTCACCTTCAAAAATGGTGTTCGGATTGATTTATAGAAGACAAGACGTGTCAATTTGGCGCGTCTTTTTTTGGTGTTTCTGTGTTATAATAGAAGAAGTTATATTAGGATTTGTGATGCACACCCACTCGGGTTTTGCACCCCCTTGAAAGGGAAAAGGTTAGATTGTATGATTAAATTGATAGCAACAGATATGGATGGAACTTTTCTACGCTCAGATAAAACTTATGATAAAGCACGGTTTTCTTCTTTATTAACGTTGATGGAGAAGTATGATATTAAATTTGTAGCTGCTAGTGGTAATTTATACGATCAATTGTTGTTAAACTTTTTGGAATACCCTAATCGTATCGCCTACGTCGCTGAAAATGGTGGTCGTGTCATTGACCAAGATGGCACATTACTAAAAGAAACTTATTTATCTAATGATACAGTTGCAGCTGTTTTATCCTATTTATATCAGAACTATCCTGAGACACTCATCAGCTTATCTGGTGAAAAACGTTCATACCTTGAGCGAAGAACTCCTATTAATAGGCGGACTGAATTAGAATACTATATGCCTAATTTTATCTATAAAGACCATTTGCTGCCCTTAGATGATGACCGATATTTTCAAATGACACTTTGGGTAAATGAAAATCTTGTTTCTGAGATGTTGTTAGATATTAGTGAACACTTTAAAAATCATCATATCAGATTGACCTCTAGTGGTTTTGGTTGTATCGATGTCTTACCAGCTGATGTCAATAAAGCGGATGGTATCGCTATTCTCCTTGAAAAGTGGGGATTGAAACAGGATCAAGTGATGGTTTTTGGTGATGGGGGCAATGATGTGGAAATGTTGAGAGCAGCAAATATTTCTTACGCTATGTCAAATGCGCCAGAAGAAATTAAAGCTATTGCTAAATATCAAACAGTTAGTAACGATCAAGATGGTGTGTTAGAAACGATAGAGAACTTTCTTCACAAGATGAGTGATAATGAATAG